GCTCGTCTACCAGTTCACCCGGCTCGTCTCCGGTGCAGGCGGCTTTGGCGAGGCGATGTCGCTGCTGAAGGACCTCGCGGTCGAGGTCTGGGAGCGGATCAGGATGGGCGCGGCGGCGGCGGGCGCGGCTGCCACGGCGATGTTCTTCGACCTGAAGGCCGATGCCGCCTCGGGCATGCAGAGCGCCATCGAGAGCGTCGTCGGTTTCGGCAATACCGCAGCGAACACCTTCGAAGGCGCCTACGAGGCGATCAAGGCGATCTGGGGCCTGCTGCCCGCCGCCATCGGCGATCTGGCGTTCCAGGCGGCCAACAGCCTGGTCGACGGCGTCGAGGCGATGCTGAACGGCGTGGTCTCGCGCATCAATGGCTTCATCGGCGGGATCAACCAGGGGCTGGAAGCTCTCGGGTCGGAGCGGCGCATCTCGCTGGTGCCGGACCTCGACCTCGGCGAGATCGAGAACAGTTTTGAGGGCGCGGCGACCGCAGCAACCACCGCCGCGCAGGCGGCTTTCGACCGGGCCTTCGAGAACAATCCGCTCAGTGCCCCCGATCTCGGTCTCACCGAGGCGGCGAACCGGGCGCTCGAGTCCGCGAACGTCTATCGCGGGGCGGCGCGCGACCTGGCCGCGAGTGCGCGTGCCCCGCTGGAAAGCTGGCAGGCGCTTCGCGATGCCGTGCGCGGCACCGACGAGGCCAGTGCCGATGCGCTGACCGAGGCCACCGGCGCGGCAAAACGTCTGGAAACCGCCCTTGACGATGCCGGACGCGCCGTGACGGGTGCCGGTGCGGCCGCCAAGCCTGCGACGGAGGCCGCCGTCACCGGCTGGCAGGCGGTCACGGCGGCGCTGTCGGACTATGCCAGCAAGGCGCGCGAGATCGGCGGCGATATCGGCCAGAGCCTCGTCGGCGCCTTCCAGTCGGCGGAAAACGCGGTGGGCGAGTTCGTCCGCACCGGCAAGCTCAACTTCCGCGATCTGGTCACCTCGCTGCTCGCCGATCTCGCCCAGCTCGCGGCGCGCCGCTTCATCCTCGGGCCGATCGCCAATGCGCTGTCGGGCGTGCTTGGTGGCGCGGGCGGCGCGGGAGGGATCTTTGCCAATATCCTGCACGCGGGCGGCATGGTTGGCTCCGCTGGCCCCTCGCGGATGGTCCCGGCCATGGCGTTTGCGGCCGCCCCCCGAATGCACTCCGGCGGCTTTGCCGGACTTCGACATGACGAAGTCCCGGCGATCCTGCAGCGCGGCGAGCGCGTGCTGTCGCGCCGCGAGACGCAGGGCTTTGGCGCGGGCGGCGGGGTCAACGTCACCATCATGGCCCGCGACGCCGAGAGCTTCCGGCAATCGCGCACGCAGGTCGCTGCGGATATTGCCCGCGCCGTGACGCTCGGGCGGAGGGGAATGTGAGTGCGACCCCGCAAGTGGGAACCGGTTGCGGGGGCCAGAGCACGAACCATGGAGAGACTTGATGGCGTTTCACGAGGTCCGGTTTCCCGACAATATCAGCCGCGGCGCCCGTGGCGGACCTGAACGGCGCACGCAGATCGTCGAACTGGCCTCGGGCGACGAGGAGAGGAACGCCAGCTGGGCCAACTCGCGCCGCCGCTACGACGTGGCCTACGGCATCCGCCGCGCCGACGATCTGGCTGCGGTGGTCGCCTTCTTCGAGGCGCGGAATGGGCGCCTGCACGGCTTCCGCTTCAAGGATTGGGGCGACCACAAGTCCAGCCCGCCCTCGGGCACGCCATCGCCCACCGACCAGGCGATCGGCACCGGCGACGGTGCGACGACAACCTTCCAACTGGTGAAGCGCTACACCTCCGGCGCGCAATCCTGGACGCGCGCCATCGCGAAGCCGGTGGCGGGCAGCGTGCGCATCGCGCTCGGCGGGGTCGAGCAGCTCTCCGGCTGGTCGGTCGACACCACGACCGGCATCGTGACTTTCAGCACCGCGCCGGGCGCTGGCGTCACCATCACCGCAGGCTTCGAGTTCGACGTGCCCGTCCGTTTCGACACCGACGTGCTCGACGTGACGCTCGACCTCGAGCGGCTCGGCTCGATCACCTCCATCCCGCTTCTGGAGATCCGTCGATGAATGACGAACCTGGCTTTATCGCGGCTGTCTTGCGCGACCTCCTCGCCTCGACGGCGGTGATCCTCGCCGCCTGGGGCGCGCTCGGCGGCGCGACCAATGCGCTGACCACGAAGATGCGCCTGCGTGACGCGCTGCGCCACATCCTGCTCGGCGGGCTGATCGCGGCCGGGATGGGCAGCCTGTCGATGGCCATCGTCGCCCGTTGGCTGAGTCTGCCGCCCGAGGCGATCCCGGCGGGTGGCGCGGCAGGCTCGGCCGCCTATCTCGTCGGCGTCTTCGGCCCCGCCTTCATCGAAGTCGCGCTCGCCCGCCTGCGCCGCGCGAAGGAAGGCGGCGGCGATGAATGAACTTCTCCGCCTCGCGCGCGCCCTCCGCTGCGATCCTGTTGATGCGCGTCAGGCCTTCCGCCACCGCTTGGCGGTAGGCCTCGCCGTCGCGGCGCTGATCCTGATCCTCTCGCTCATCGGATAATCCCATGCAGATGACTGACCGGGGGCTGCTGGCCCTCGTCCGGCACGAGGGAATCGTGCCCGGACCCTATCTCGATGTGAAACAGGTCTGGACCTTCGGCATCGGCCACACCGCCGCCCCCGGTCCGCCCGATCCGGCCACGATGCCGCGCGGGATGCCGACCGATCTCGAGGCCGGGATCCGCGAGGCGTTCCGGGTGTTCCGGGCCGACCTCGCGCGCTACGAGGCCGCGGTCCTGCGCGCCGTGAAGGTGCCGCTCGCGCCGCACGAGTTCGATGCGCTGGTCAGCTTTCACTACAATACCGGCGGTATCGCGCGGGCGGCGCTCACCCGGCACCTGAACGCGGGCGACCGCGAGGTTGCGGCAGCGGCCTTCATGGGCTGGCGGCGACCCGCCTCGATCATCCCGCGCCGCGAGGCCGAGCGCGACCTGTTCCGCCACGGCCGCTATCCGGGCGGGACCATTCCGGTCTGGGCGGTCGCCAGCAACGGCCGGGTGGATTTCTCGCGACCGGTCCGGCGGCTGACGGAGACGCAAGCGCTGGTGCTTCTGCGCCCGCAGCCCGTGCCAACGGAACTCTCCGTCCAGGCCGCACCAGCCAAACCGACCGTCCCGCCTGCACCCAACCCGCCGACCAACTGGCTCGCCCGGCTGGCCACCTTCTTTTCCACCCTGATCCGGAGGGCCTGACCCATGCGCTATTTCCGACCGACCTCGCTCACCTGGTGGGCGGGGCTTCTCGCCATGCTCCCCGGCATTGCGTCGCTCGTGCTGCCCGCTATGGGGCCCCTCGGCGAACTGTCCCGCCTCGTCGCGCTGCTCGCCGGCTCTGGAGATGCCTCGCCCGCGGGACTGATGTTCCTCGGTCTGGGCCTGATCGGCCTGCGCGACCGGATCGAGCGCGGGTTCCGCGGCGATGCTTGAGTTCTTCGTCGGTCTGGTCCTGGGCGGCTGCCTCGGCGTCTTCGTCGCGGCCCTCTGCGTCGCCGCAGCGCGCGGGGGGCGGGGCGATGGCTGATCTCCTGATCTGGCTGGTCGGGGCTCTGGGCGCGGTCGGTGGGGTGGTCCTCGGCCGGTTCTGGGGCCGCGTGGAAGGGGAGCGCGAAGGCAAACGGGAGGCCGAACGTGATGCGATGGAAGACAAGAGCAAGCGCGTCGAACGCGGGCGGGATGCGGTTCGCGACGGCCGCGGTGCCGGTAATCCTGCTGACCGGCTGCGCCGCAACGATGGGCGCTGGTGATGCGGGCTGCGCCTCCTATGCCGAGGCGCGGCTTGCCCGACCGCCCGCCGAGACGGTCGCCGCCGTTGCGCCCGCATGGGCGGACTGGATCGCCGATCTTGACGACCGCATGACGGGAACCTGCCGATGAAGACCTTCGATCCCGCCCTGCAGGCCCATCTCGACGAGGGCACGACCACGCTCGCGTGGTGCTGGCGGATCGCCCGG